TATAGGTGCAACAGGTGATAGTTTCAAGAATAAAAAATATAATCCATATGGCAAAGGAGCAACTGCAAATCCTTCAAATATGTCAGTAACAACAGGATCGTAGCTATATAATATAGTACACAACATTAACAATGTTTTCATTTTTATTACCAATCGCATCCAAGATTGTATCAGATGCTATTGACAAGATTCCCGATGATGCAGAATTGGGAGAAAAACTTATCGACTTATGCTTAGTTATCCTTAAAAAAGCAGTTAAATTAACTAAAACTGAGATGGATGACAAGTTACTTGCACAAGTAGAGTCTGCGATAAAGGCAAGATAATATAAATATCTCTGAAAAGTTATACAGAGAATCATGCCTTTATGGGGAGCTACTGACTCGGACGAGTCAAAGCCTAAGAATTTGACCACAGCTCAGAAGAAACAAGTATTTGCTAACGCAAGTGGTTGGGTACTTGAGGCTGGTTCTGCTCTTAGTGGTAACGATAATACAGATGCAGATCCAGAAGTTCTGGTTGCAATCGGTGAATTATCAACAAGTATTGGTGCTGCAGACATCACTGAAGTCGAGATGGTCACAACTACTGCTGATAAATCTGAAGGATTTACAATATCAGTTAGAGTTAGATATAACGAACCAGTTGATGTTGTTACAACAGGTGGTACACCAACACTCGCAGTTACAAATGGTAACGAGGGTACTGGAACAGGAAGAGGCCCACACTCACTATCATACGCATCAGGAACTGGTACGAATGAATTAATATTCTCATTAGCAATCGCTGCCGCAAACGCTGCTACTAACGCTGATGACGTTCTTACTGTCGGAGCTCAGAGTATTGCATTAAATAGTGGAACTATTAAGGATGCCTCTGGCACCGCTAGTGACGCTTCTCTTGTAATATCTTCTGCACAGGGAACTGCTGCTGGATCAGTGACTGTTACCGCATAACGTTAACAATTAATATGATATGAGATTTGATGAATTGAATGAAGACAACTACATGATGTTTGCCATTAAACATTATGAAAACCCACAAGCAGTAACTCAAGAGGACTTTTACGAAGACCTTAAAAAGTTTAAATATATAAAAAGACTTCTGAAGAGATATCAGAAGTCTGGTGAGTTGAAGTCTCATCTTTTATTAAATCATTTCATATGTTTGTATAATGTCTTTGATGACGCTGCTACCCCATTGCTCTTTTTTAAGATAGATAAAGAGCTCTGGTCTGTTCTGAAAACTATTCTACTTTTTTTAGGAAGAATACCAGAATATCCCAAGACGGCAATTCATGATGTCCCTGTAGATGTAACTTGTCTAGGAATACTCAATAAAGTCTAATGAAAGACGATAGACTAGATAGAATATGTCAAATGGTAAGGACTTTGAAAGAGAGTCCTACCATGTCTGTTGGTGCTGGCGGATATACAAGTGCAGCAGACCCAAAAGGCCCTGTCGCAGGGTACGATCCAGTATTAGGTAAAGTAGATAGACGTAATAAAAAACAAAAGAATTATCCAAAAGAGTATGTTCAGATGTTTCGAGATGCCAAAAAAGGTAATCGACTGAAGAGTGTGTTAAAGTGATGGAAGACAATACGAACGTAAATGCAGCAATATTAGAAAGACTCGAAAAAGTTGTTGAATCTCTACAGGACAACTCTGTCAAGATGGGTCAACTTCTTGCTGTTCATAATGAGAAGTTAGATAAACAAGATCGTATCGATGCAGTCTTATTTGAGAAGATCGAACAGGTAGATGCAAAGTTAGATCGTCATGCAACAGATATTAAGAAAGGATGTGAGAGAGATATTATGCTTGTGGATAATCGTTTAAGAACAATCGAAAAGAAAATGTGGACAATCGCAGGGTCTTTAACTATTATAAGTTTTATAGTTTCACCGATTGGTCAAAGATTTTTAAGAGGTGCATTGACACAACCAACACAATCAAGTAATATAGAAACAGTTGAACCATTAATAATTGAGTTATCTTGATGACAAGTATCTTGGATTGATCTCTCCACGACTGGAGAAGTTCAAAAAGATCAGAGCAGGGGTATATAATTTTAGATGTCCTTACTGTGGAGACTCACAGAAACATAAGAATAAAGCAAGAGGATACATATACCAAAACAAAGCAGACTATAATTTTAAGTGTCATAACTGTGGCATGACTCGTTCGTTTACTTATTTTTTGAAGGATCGAGATCAACCTCTATATGATGAATACATCATGGAAAGGTATAAAGAAGGTCTCACAGGTAAAGGAACTGTTACACCTGAACCAAAATTTACATTTCCTCAACCTAAGTTCCGAAAGAAAGATATATGCGATGAACTCACAAAAATCTCAGAACTAAATACTACACACCGAGCGAAAAAGTATCTCATCAATCGTGGTATAAACGAAGACACTCTTAGTAAACTCTACTACTGTCCTAATTTTAAAGAGTGGACAAACAAGCATAAGAAGACCTTCGAGAATACTAAACACGATGATCAGAGAATCATCATCCCTCTTCGACACTCAGATGGCCAACTCTTTGGTTATCAGGGTAGGTCACTTGACCCTACATCGAAGATGAGGTATATTACTGTGATGTTAGATGAAGATGCACCTAAACTTTATGGGCTGGAAAAGATCAATACCCAAAAACCTATCTATATCCTCGAAGGGCCTTTCGACTCCCTCTTCGTGGAAAACTCGATTGCTATGTGCGGCTCCGATATTGATATTAGGTCGTTTGGTTGGAGCAATTATATTTGGGTTTTTGATAACGAACCTCGCAACAGAGAGATCGTCAGTCGAATCGAACGATGCATCAATCGTGGAGACAAAGTAGTAATTTGGCCATCACACATACAGGAGAAAGACGTAAATGAAATGATTCTTGCAAAATACGACATATGTACTATACTAGAGAGTAGTGTTTACTCTGAACTAACAGCAAAACTAAAATTAAATCTTTGGAAGAAGGTATGAGCAACGGAACAAAAGTAAAGAAAAGAGACGGTTCAATTGAACCATTGAACCTTGAGAAAATGCATATCATGTGTGAGGAGGCTTGCAAGAATCTAGCAGGAGTTTCTGCAAGTCAAGTTGAAATACAATCAGGTATTCAGTTTTATGATGGTATTTCAACTGCTGAGATACAGGAAATATTGATACGGTCTGCGAGTGACCTCATTAGTTTAGATAATCCAAACTATCAGTATGTTGCTGCAAGATTATTTCTATATTCTCTTCGTAAGAGTTTGTATGGTAGGTTGTGGGAGGTTCCACATTTGATGGATCATATTCAAGAATGTATCAAAAAGGATGTGTATGATGCTGATATCTTAGTCAAGTATTGTGAGGAAGAGATTGAACTTTTAAATGGTATAATTGATCATGGTCGTGATTTCCTGTTCACATATGCTGGATTAAGACAGGTTGCAGATAAATATCTTGTGCAAGACAGAAGTTCTGGAAAGGTCTATGAGACTCCACAGTTCATGTACTTGCTCATTGCGATGACAATATTTGCGGATTATCCAAAGAAAACCAGACTCGATTATGTCACCCGATACTACACAGCGATCTCAAAACACAGAATCAACATTCCCACGCCTATCATGGGCGGGGTGCGAACTCCTCTTAGACAATTTGCTAGCTGTGTTCTTGTTGATGCTGATGACACCCTCGATAGCATCTTTAGTTCTGATATGGCTATCGGCAAATATGTTGCACAGAGGGCGGGTATCGGTATCAACGCAGGCCGCATCCGTGGCATCAACAGTAAAATCAGGGGTGGAGAAGTACAGCACACAGGCGTTGTACCTTTCCTCAAAAAGTTTGAAAGCACTGTCAGATGTTGCACTCAGAACGGCATTAGAGGTGGATCAGCGACTGTCCACTTCCCCATCTGGCACAAAGAAATCCAAGACATAATTGTTCTCAAGAACAATAAAGGAACGGAAGACAATCGTGTCCGCAAATTAGACTACAGTATTCAACTCAGTAAATTATTTTATGAAAGGTTTATTACCAACGAGAAGATCACGCTTTTTTCTCCTCATGACGTGCCAGGGCTTTATGATAGCTTTGGTACTGAACTTTTTGATGAGTTATACACACGTTACGAGTCTGACGAATCAATTCCTAAAACTAGTGTAGGTGCTCAAGAACTCATACTTGAACTACTTAAAGAGAGAGCAGAGACAGGTAGACTGTATATCATGAACATTGATCACTGTAACTCTCATTCATCATTCTTAGATAAGGTTGAGATGAGTAATCTCTGTCAGGAGATCACACTTCCAACTAAACCACTTCAACATATTGATGATGAGCATGGTGAAATCGCTTTGTGTATTCTATCAGCGATTAATGTTGGAAAGATAACAAACATAGATCAAATGGAAGAATTATGTGAC